GCGGCGCCCTCTATTTATCGAAAGGAGACACACATGGAAAAGCTGACACTTCAGAACCCCATCACCATCAACGGCAAAAAGGTCAAGACTCTGACCTATGACACCGACGCGATCACCGTGGGAATGTTTGCCGATGCTGAGGCCCGCAAGCTCCGCGCGACCTCCAACAAGGGCGGCGGCAGCGCCGGCGCCTGCGAGCTCGACTACTCCCTGCACGCCTATCTCGCCATGATGGCGATCGTCGCCGTCAACAGCGACATCGACGTCAGCGACCTCGAACGCATCAGCGGCCCCGACGTCATGGAGCTTATGAGGATCGGCCGAAATTTTACTACGGCGAGGTCGGCGGCACAATCCGAGGAAAGCGGCTCGGAGAGCTCGTCCGAGACTACTCACGAGCCTTCCACACCTCAGTCGGCGAGCTCCGACGGGAACGCCTGACCGACTTCCTGACGGAATACTACGAGGCAGCCGAGGAGGCCAAGCGGCAACGCGACAAGGCCGCCTCAATGCCCCGGAATAACTTCAGGAAATACAGAAGGAGGTGACACTGATGGCAGGCAAAAACAAGATCATGCAGGCCGTCGTCAGCTTCGCCGGCACCATCGACCCCTCCCTCGGGAAGGCGATGGACAACGTCGCGGGACACCTCGACAAAGTAAACTGGAAGGCCGTTGCCGTCGGTGCTGCCGTGGGCGGCATCGCTGTGGCGACGGGCAAGGCGGTCGTCGAGGCCGGGAAGTATCTGGCAGAGCTGGGCGACGACTACAACAAAGCCATGAACCAGCTCTCCGCATCTACCGGCGCCACCGGCGACGAGCTGGACGCGCTGGGCGAGAGTGTAAAAAACATCTACGCGCAGAACCTCGGCGAGGACTTCAACGACGTGGCCGAAGGGCTGGCCGCTACGCAGAAAGCGAGCGATCTGGCCGGCGAAGCGCTGGAGCAGGCCACCGCGGCCGGCTTCGTGCTGCGTGACACCTTCGACTACGACATCAGTGAAAGTGCCAGAGCCGCCTCGGCTCTGATGAAAAACTTCAACATCAGCGCCGAAGAAGCCTACGGCCTAATCGCCACCGGCGCACAGAACGGCGCAGACAAAAACGGCGACCTGCTCGACACCCTGAACGAATACTCGGCGCAGTTTGCGGCCCTCGGCCTGAGCGCCGACCAGTTCATGGGCTCCCTCGTGGAAGGCGCTGACGCCGGCCTGTTCAGCATCGACAAAGTGGCCGACGCCGTCAAGGAGTTCAACATCAGAGCGAAAGACGGCAGCGACAGCAGCGCCGAAGCCTTCAAGGGCCTCGGCCTCAACTCCGACAAAATGTTCGCGGCCTTTGCAGCCGGCGGCGAGACCGCGCAGGCTGCATTTTTCGACACCGTCGAGGCTCTGAACAAGCTCGAGGATCCTCTCAAGCGCAACGAGATCGGCGTCGCACTGTTTGGCTCGCAGTTCGAGGATCTGGAGGCGGGCATCCTGCCCGTGCTCGGTGACATCGAGACCGCAGCCTATGACGGCGCCGCCGCGCTCCAGCAGATCAACGACGTCAAGTACAACGACCTCGGCTCTGCCTTCGAGGCGGTCAAGAGGTCGGCCGAAGTGGCCCTACTGCCTATGGCGTCGATGATCGCCAACACGCTGACATCGTTGGCCCCAATCCTGACCGACACCTTCGAGGAAATCAGCCCGGTCATCACCGACACGCTCAACGCTTGTATGCCGTTTGTGCAGGACTTCCTCGTCGGCATGGGCGACACCCTGAAGAAGGTCATGCCGATGGTCACGGAGCTGGCTGCGGGCATCCTGCCACTACTGGCTCAGCTCGTGGGCTCGTTCCTGCCGCCTCTGCTCGACCTCGCACAGCAGCTACTCCCACCGCTCATGCAGATCGTTCAGGCTATTCTACCGCCGATCGCCAGCATCCTTGCCACCGTGCTCCCGATGCTGACGCAGATCATCTCGACTGTGCTGCCTGTGCTGGCGAACCTGATCGCCGCGCTGCTGCCGGTCATCACCCCGTTGCTGGAGGTTGCCCTGCAAATCGTCAACAGCGTCATCATGCCGCTGCTGCCTCCGCTGATGCAACTGATCGAGGCCCTGCTGCCCCCGGTCGTGAGCCTGCTCAATGCGATCATGCCGCTCCTCTCGCCCCTGCTGGCTATTCTGGAGCCCATCGCAAGCGTGCTCGGCACGATCGTCGGCTGGGTATCGAAGATTGTCAGCTTCGGCTCCGGCGTCATCAGCAAGATCGCGGGCCTGTTTGGAGGTGGAGGCGGCGGCAGCGCCAACGTCTCCGGCTATGCGACCGGCGGCTTCACGAGTGGCCCGTCCATCGCGGGCGAGGATCCGCGCTATCCGACCGAGGCGGTCATCAGTTTCAACCCTGCGTACCGCTCGCAAAACCTGTCCTACTGGGCCGAGGCTGGCCGGATGCTGGGCGCATCCAGCGAGGCCGACTACGAGCCCATCAGCAGCGGATCGGGCACGGCTGTGGTCTATGACCTGAGCGGCCTGTCCTTCTCACCTCAGATCAAGGTCGAGGGCGACACCGACGAGGACGCCCTGATCCGAAAGCTCCGCGACCTCGAGCCGGAGTTCATCGACTTCATCCTCGAGGCACTCAGCAGAAGGGAGGGCGGCGCCTATGTCACAGCAGACAGTCGGCTTTATTGATTATGTGGCGCAGGGCGGCGACACCTTCGACAGCATCGCGCTCGTCGCCTATAACGAGGAGCGCATGGCGAGTACCATCATCGAGGCCAACCCCGACCTCAGCGACGTGCTGATCTTCGAGGGCGGCGAGGCTGTGCGGATCCCGATCGTCGAGACCGTGGAGACGCCGGAGACCCTGCCGCCGTGGAGGAGGTGACGCCGTGAAGATCCTATACGAAGGCGTCGACATCTACCCGGACGTCAGCGTCCACCGCTGCTATCACGATATGTACGCCGAAAAGCAGAGCGACGAGCTGCTGCTCAAGCTCAACGACACCCGCGAGCTGTGGGACTCGTGGAACCCCAAGAATGGCGACACCATCGCCATCGAGGACGGCGCTGCCAAGACGGGCAAAATGTTCGTCGAGAGCGTCGTCCCCGAGTCCGGCATCATCACCCTGCGGGCCTATTCCGTCCCGCAGTCTGCGAAGGATAAGCGGAGCAAATCGTGGGAAAAGGTCAAGTTCCTGCAACTGGCTCAGGAGATCGCCGGCCGCCACGGCCTGACGCTCGAGACCTACGGGATCACCGACCAGACCTACGACTACGTCGAGCAGAACAACCTCGCAGACTTCGCATTTTTTCAAAACCGCTGCACCCTCGAGGGCACGGCGTTTCTGGTGTATGACGGCAAGCTGGTCGTCTACGACGAGGCGTACATGGAAAGCCAGCAGCCCGTCGACACCATCACCATCACCCCGGCCAATGACTTCGAGTACCGCGACGAGGGCGCCAACGCCTACGGCTCGGCCGAAGCCGTCAACGGCGGTCTGACCGGCACCTTCGCAGCCTCGAACGGCGGCGACAAGGTGCTGCGCCGGATCCTACCCTTCCGCATGACTGACCAGAGCGAGGCCGACCGCTTCGCCAAGGGCCTCCTCCGGGACGCCAACAAAAACGCGACCGTCGGCACCCTCTGGACGGGCTCGCTGCTGCGAGACTATGCGGCGGGCTCTGTGGTCACGCTGGCGACCGAAGGCGTTAAGTCGTGGGACGGCACGGCCTTCATCAGCCGGATCCGGCACGACTACGTCAAGACGCGGAGCAAGCTATACCTCCGCAAGCCACTGGAGGGATATTGATGAACAGCAACAACCAAATGATCCAGAAGGGCAAGATCTCCAGCGTGGAGGGAAAGGCCGACAGGAACGGCGACAAAACCACGGCCAGAGTGCTCCCGAGCACCGCCGACAGCATGGTCACACGGCCGCTGACGATCCCGTGGTATCTGCGCGGAGAGATGGGAAACCTGACCCCCGGCACAGAAGTCGCCTATGCTATGTTCGAGGACGGCACCGGCATCATCCTCTCCCGCATGGACGGAGAGTGGGACGGTATCGTCCCGGGCGACATCACCGTCAAGAAGGGCGCGCTCACGATGCAGGACAAGGGCATCAGCGTCCCGTCGGCAGACGTGACCGCCACGGGCATCAGCCTGACCGGCCACACCCACACCGACAGCATGGGAGGCGGCACTTCTGGCCCGCAGTAAGGAGGGATAGACATGGCCGTCATGGCATCATGGAACGGCAAGACGTGGGGCGTCTCCAGCCAGAGGATCGCCGCCCTGAATGGCGTCTCCTCCAGCGTCGAGCTCGACACGGAAAACAGCGACGACAAGGCCGGATCCCCGGCCACCAAGACCAAGGCGCTCAAGCTGCAAAGCATGAGCTTCGACTTCGATCTGGCGTCTGCCGTGGGCGGCGACGCCCGGGGAGAGTTCGAGTCGTGGGCATCGCTGGTCGGGCAGTACGCCCCCTTCTATCTGGCCGGCCGGCGCTTCGGCCCGGCCAATCTTCAGCTCACCGGCGTCAGCCTCTCAGACACCACACTCGACAACCTCGGCCGGATCCTGAAGGGCAAGATCACGATCAACCTGACGGAATACGCCGAGGAGGCCAGCAGCAAGAAGGCCGGCGCAGGCGGCTCGAGCAAGAGCTCGTCCGCGGCCGGCGCCTCGTCCTCTGGCGGCGTCGGCCGGCGTCTGAGCGCCGTCACCGTCGGAGCATCCAGCAGCGACAAGGCTGCGAAGAAACCCAACAACGCACAGCTCAAGTAAAGCGAGGTGATCCCATGAAAGCATCCGGCAACGGAGCGCCCGAGATCTGTGTGCAGAACCTCCTCAAGACCATCCGCGGGGAGGTGCCCTATGAGCGCATCAAGGGGATCGACCGCACGCTGATCGACAAGCCGAGCGAAACCGCTGCGACCGATCTGGCCGCCGACGTGGAGTTCCTCGTGGAAACCTACGAGCCCCGCGTGCAGCTCAGCGACTCCGACCTGAAGGCTCTGACCGCTCAGGCCGGCGACTTCGAGCTGCGGGCCAGCATCGACAACATCACATGAAGGAGGTGAACAGCGTGAGCGACGCGACAAACACCTACGGCGAGGACATCAAACTCACCACAACAGACGCGAGCACCCTATACAAGACCATCATCACCGAGCTCGAAAAGGGCGCCGGCGAGCCGCTCTACCCGGGCGACGAGCGCCGGATCTTCGGCGAGGCTCTCGTGCCCGTGTTCGTTGCCCTCTACAACAGCCTCAACGACGTCGGCCGGCAGACGCTCCTCCGCTATGCGAGGGGCGAGGTGCTGGACGCCATCGGCGAGCGACAGGACGTGAAACGACTGGAAGGCACACCGGCCAAGACGACCATGCGCTTCTCCGTCTCCACGCCGCAGGAGAAAAATATCATCATTCCGAAGTGGACGAAGGTGACGCCGGACAGCGAAAACTATTTTGCAACCGACGAGATCGCTGTGCTGCAAGCTGGCGCCTACTCTGTGGAGGTGCCGACCTCGGCCGTGAGCAACGGCACGAAGTTCAACGGCTATGCAGCCGGCACGATCACCACCATCGTCGACCTGATCCCCTACATCGAGTCCGTCACCAATCTGACCGAAACGGCCGGAGGCGATGACGGTGAGCCCTACACCACCGAAGGCGACAACCGCCTCCGCGAGCGGATCCGTCTGGCGCCCGCCAAGAGATCCACCGCGGGCCCTGAACAGGCTTATATCTACTGGGTAATGACGGCAGACAGCTCCATCGTGGACGCGAGGGCCGTCAGCGAGAAGGAAACCGTCAGCGAGACCCTCACGGTCTACGACGGCAAAGCCTTCAAGGGCGGCGGCACGCTTCTGACCGACACCCTCGTCGTGAAGGCCCACGGGCAGAGCGCGGCGGCGGTCAAGGACACGGACTACACCGTCGACTACACCGACGGCCTGCTGACCATCACGCTCAAGGGCAGCCTCTCGGCCGCCGAGAGCGTCGACATCATCATCACCCGCACGCTGGAGGGCTGCGTCAAGATCGTGCCCCTGCTGGAAGGCGGCGGGATCCCCGACGCTGCCATGCTGACGAAGGTGCTGGACGTGGTCAACGCCAAGGACATCCGGCCGCTCACTGATAAGGTGAGTGCCGTGCCCCCGGAGGTCGAGACCTACGACATCGAGATCGTGTACTACACCACGCCGAAGAACGAGGCCGAGGTGATTGCCAACGTCGAAGGCACCGGCGGCGCGATCGACCGCTACAACGAGTGGCAAGTCGCAGCCCTCGGCCGCGACATCAACCCCGACCAGCTCCGCAAGCGGATCCTCTCGCCTTCGTGGGGCGAGAACCTGACCGGCGCCTTCCGCGTGGACGTCGTCAAGCCGACCTACAAGGCCCTCGACGACACGCAAGTCGCCAAGTTCAGCGGCCACCTGACTGTCAGCCACAAGGTCGAGAGTGAGGTGGTGTAAATGCGGCTCAATGAGACCGAGATGGTCAAGCTGCTGCCTGCGTGGATGCAGGAGGACGGCAGCGACAAGGGCCTCGCCACCGGCTGCGACATCATCAGCCGCGACGCCTATGCGCGCCTGAAACTCCTGAGCAGGTGGGACAAGATCGACCAGCTCAATGATGCAGAGCTCGACGAAATGGCGTGGGAGCTGAACATCCAGTGGTATGACAGCACCGCGCCCATCGCAGTCAAGCGGGCCGTCATCCGCAGCAGCGACCGCGTCTACGCGAAACTCGGCACCCCATACGCCGTGGAGCAGATCGTGGCCGACTACTTCGGCACCGGCGAGGTCAGGGAGTGGTATCAGTACGGCGGGCAGCCGCATCACTTCAAGGTGCTGAGCGACAACCCGAGCCTCGTCAACAGCAACCTCGACCTGTTCCTGAAGCTGCTGCGGACGGTCAAGCGCCGCAGCTCGTGGCTCGACGCGATCCTGATCTGCCTGACCGGCGAAATGTTCCTCTATTCCGGCATGGCCGTCAGGGATCACACCCAAGAGGTGCACGTCATGGGCAGCGACGAGATCCACATCTACCACGCGGCCGTCGTCCACGACAACAACCGCGAGACCGTCAGCATCGGCACCGACGCGGCGGTCATCTCAGACTAAGGAAAGGAGATAGACATGGCTGCATTTATCAACAACGACATCACCACCGCCGGCCTGATCGTTCTGGCGAAGGGCGTGGCCGGCCAGAAGATCAACTACACCAAGATCGTCCTCGGCGATGGCTACCTCGAGGAGGGCCAGACGCCCCGCACCCTCACCGGCGTGGTCAGCCCGAAGGCGACCGTCGACATCACGAAGCTGAAGATCAACGGCGACGGCACCGTGGCCGTCGGCGGCATCTTCACCAACGGCGACGAGACCGATGGCTTCTACTACCGCGAGCTCGGCCTTTATGCCGAAGATCCCGATCCCGAGGTCGGCGAGGTGCTGTACTGCTACGGCAACTGCGGCGATCTGGCCGAGTGGATCCCGCCCTCCGGCGGCGCCACCATCGTCGAGAAAACCATCGACATCGTCACCGCGATCGGCACGGCCACCAACGTGACCGCCTACATCCCCGCCGACGCCTACGCCACCAAAGAGGACTACGAGACCTACAAGGCCATCGCCCTCGGCGCGCAGGCTACGGCCGAGGAGGCTCTGGCACTCGCCCGGCAGGCCATCGCAATCGCACAGGCTGCCGAGGCATCGGCCAACGACCTGAGCAACGCGGTCGGCCAGAACACCAGCAAGATCGCAACGCTGTGGGACGCCGTTTTCAGCGACATCACAAGCAACCCGTTCCAGATCACATTCGCAGACTTAACAGGCATCACGCTGAAGTCTGGCGTCTGGAACGCTTCGCTTCAAAGGCTCGAGTGCTGATGGGAAACTGCTACAACTACACCCCGATCCCACCAGCCGAAGCCTCCTGCATCATCGCGCACCTGTTCGTCGAGCTGGCCCTGCCCTGCTCCTGCTGCAAGCGGGAGGACGGCGTCATCGTCATTCAGGGCAAGACCTACGACGGCAGCAGCGCCCGCGTCACAATCAAAGGCGAGGAGGTGAGATACTACGGCAAGCAACGGACACTCGCGGCCATACGAGCGGGCCAATGTAGGCCGCCCGCCCTTCGGCCGTGACAAACTGCCCGAGATGCAGGTCATCACGGACGCCAAGGAGCTCGAGAAACACACCTACATCAAGACCAGAAACCCGGCCGTTTTCCCGAAGAAGGAGCGGCTCGGTCTGGCACAGAGGATGATGAACGAGGCCAGCGACCTCGTCGCCGATCTGATGGAGGCCAACGATCTGCTCCTGACGGATCCCGAGGAGCGTGAGCTCAGGTATCGCGCGCAGCGGTCGGCGCTTCGCAACTGCCGAAAGCTGATCCACCACATCGAGCTCGCGCATGAGATCCTCAGCGGCTTCGGCGATGACGCCTTTGCATACTGGGCGAAGATGGCGGCCGGCGTGAAGAACCAGACCGCCAAATGGTACAAAACGGATAAAGAGAGGGCCGCCAAGCTGGACGCACAGAAGCGTCACCAGTGAGGCGGCCCTCGGGGTATGCCTTGTTTTTTCGTGCCGGCTCGGCCAACAACGCCCGCAACGTCAACACCGATGGCACTCTGAACAGGAACAACGCCTACAACGGCAACAACGGCCTGCGCCCCGCTTCGATGGATCGCCCGACTTATTAACCGCCCGGAAACGGGAGGCGAACACTGTGCCCCATCATCCAAGGAAGGCATATCCCTCCCGCAGCCGCGGCCGTCTGACCGGCCCGGTCATGGGTAAACACAAGACCGCCGATGCTCCCGGCGGCGCACGCAAAGCGTGGCCGGAGCTATACACGGCGGGGAGACTTTTCAATGGAGAATATCGTAAACAGCACCATCGCACTCTACAAAGCATACCGCAAAACCCGCTGCGGAAAGCGCGACAACCCGACCGCCATGCGCTACCGCATGGAGGCCATCGAGCGCACCGTCGCCCTCTCTGAGAGGCTCCAGCGGCGCGACTATTCCTTCGGGCCCTACTACCCCTTCAAGGTGTACGAGCCCAAGGAGCGGCTCGTCCTCGCCATCGACTTCGAGGGCAAAGTCGTCCAGCACTCGCTCTGCGACAACGTCCTCGAGCCGGCGTTCTCCCGGCGCTTCATCCGGGACAACTACGCCGGCCAGATCGGCAAAGGCACCCACGACGGCCTCGACCGTCTGGCTGCGGCTATGCGCCACTATTTCTTCAGCCGAAAGGCAGCAGACGAAGCAGCCCGCAAGGCTGCCGGCCTGCCGCCCCGGCCGATGAACGAGTGGGACTACGCCGACGGCTGGGTACTGAAGGGCGATTTTTCAAAGTTCTTTTACACCCTGCTCCATTCCTACTGTTACGAAACGGCCCGCCGGGCCCTGAAGTGGCTGAAGGATCCCGAGCTGATCGACTTCGCTGAGTGGCTGCTGTGGCTCATAATCGACAGCACGCCAGACCCCGGCATCCCGATCGGCAACCAGTCGAGCCAACTGCTCGCGCTGCTCTATCTGGACGCCTTCGACCACTGGCTGAGGGATGACCGCGGCCTCGTATATGGCAGGTACATGGACGACTTCTACATCATCCACAGCGACAAGCTACTGCTCCGGCAGATACTCAAGGAGATCGAGGCGTACATCAAGCCGCTCGGCCTTCGGCTGAACGGCAAGACGCAGATCCTCCCGCTGAAGAACGGCATCGACTTCCTCGGTTTTCACACCTACCTCACGCAGACCGGCAAGGTCGTGAGGAAAGTGCGAGCCAAGAGCATCGACAACATGAAGCGCAAGATCCGCAAGTTCCGCGGGCTGGTGGACTCCGGCAAGATGACACTCGACAGCGTCGTGCAATCCTACGCGAGCTGGACGGGCCACATCTCACACGGCAACACCTACCACCTGCGGCAGAACATGGACGCCTATTTCTTCAGCTATTTCCCGGAGCTCAAACCATCACCGAAAGGAGACACAACTCATGGCCCAAAAACTGAGCAACCTCGCAAACAAGTCGAAGGTCAAGTTCGGCAGCCTGTACGGCAGCCCGATCGTCTGGATCGTGGCCGATAAGAACCACGCAGGCTACCCCTCCAACAGCGTCACGCTCGTGACCAACCAGATCATCAAGATGCTGTGCTTCGACGCGACAGAACCGAGTAACGGCAACAGCGACCGCCGCAACTACGGCAACAACCGCTACATCTACTCGAACCTGCGCCAGTGGCTCAACAGCCCCGCGGCTGCCGGCCAGTGGTACACCGCACAGCACTCCGCAGACCAGACGCCGGACTCCTCCCACGTCTGGAACGGCGTCAACCCGTACAGTGGCCTCGCCGGTTTTCTGAACGCCTTCACCGCCAACGAGCGGGCGGCTCTGCTGAACACCACCATCACGGTCGGCAAGAGCTCCACAGACGGCGGCGGGACGGAGACCTGCACGGACAAGATCTTCCCCATGTCCTGCACTGAGGTCGGCCTGAGCGGCGACCACGTCTGCGGCAGCAAGCTGGCGATCTTCAGCGACAACAACAGCCGCATCGCCACCGTGACGGCCTCCTGCGTCGCCAATTCCAACTATTCCAGCAACCCGGGCTCTGGTGCCGCGTGGTACTACTGGCTGCGGGACGCCTATGCCGGCTCGGCCCGCCTCGCCCGCGGCGTCAGCTCCGATGGCACGCTGAGCTGGAGCGGCGCCTTCTACGGCTACAGCGGCCTGCGCCCCGCTTGTAATCTGTCCTCTGATCTCCTGATCTCCGACTCCGTCGACTCGGATGGATGCTATACAGTGATCTACAATCAGGCGCCCACAGCGCCGTCGTCCATCACTGTCCCGAGCGAAGTGCTCGGCGGCGAAAACCTGAGCATCTCGTGGGCGGCCTCCACCGACCCCGACGGCAACCTCTCCGGCTACGTTCTGGAGCGCAAAGTCGGGAGCGGCACATGGGCGCAGATCTACAAGGGATCCTCGCGCAGCTACACCGACGCCATCACCTACGGATGGACGAGCGTGCAGTACCGCGTCAAGGCATACGACGCCGCCGGCGCGGAGAGCGCATACACCACCAGCGTCACCCGCACCGTCACCAATAACCGACCGCCCGTCATCAGCGGCACAGACAGCGCCCTCGGCAGCTTCAGCACGGCGGCCCCGTCCTACGAGTACACCGTCACCGACGCCGACGGCCATCAGGTCGACGTCGTCGAGACGCTGGACGGCGTGACGCTGCGCAGCTACACCGTGACCCTCGGCCAGACCAACACGCTGACGATCGGCTCCGAGGCGTGGCTGAAGGTCGTGAACGGCAGCCACACCCTGAAGATCGTGGCGACCGACGCCAAGGACGCCAGCGTCACCCGCACGCTGACCTTCACCAAGGCCGTCACGTCCGTCGAGTTCGAACAGACCCTCGCTATGGAGGCCGACGCCATGCCGACCAAGGCCCTCGTCAACATTCAGGGTAATTTCCCGGCCGGCTGCACGCTTCAGGTCTGGATCTGCAACAACGGCAACGACGCGAGCCCGACGTGGGAGGACATCACGCAGAAGGTCAGAACCGGCCAGAAGCACTACTTCACAAACAAGACCAAGACGGCCGCAGCGTGGGGCGTCAAGGTCAAGGCCAAGCTGCTCCGCGGCTCTGCTACGGAGACCTGCTACATTCAGTCGATCGGAGGTAACTTTGCATGATTAAGCACAGACCTGACAGCATCAAAGAGCTGAACGACAAACAGGCCGCAGAGGCCGAGAAGGACAAAACCATCGCCGAACAGGCCGACACCATCGAGCTGCTGAAGGGCTGCATCATGGAGCTGGCCGACGTGGTCTACGGCGACGGAGGGGAGGTAACAGCATGAGCAAGATCGTCGAGCTGTACGTCAGGGAGCTGACCCGCGAAGGCTCCACCATGACCATCAACGACGTCCCGAAGAAGCTGCGCAAGCAGGTCGAGGACGCCATCGCTGCCATCGAGGCAGCCGCAAACGCTGGCACCGTGAAGGAAGGGGCGAGCGAATGATCGCCCGGGCCCTCGCGTGGCTATTATTAAAAATTGCAGGAAAGGAGGAGCGTGAAATGCTGGTACGTCTTTTTGCAGGCGAGATCATCATGGGCCGCATCACCGAGGACGACGTCCCCGCGAAGCTGAAGGCCCGCGTGCACAAGTATCTCGTCGACATGGGCTACTTCGACGACGTCGAGGAGTAAGCCCAACAACAAGGAGGGCCGCGTCCTGCGGCCCTCCGGCTTTTATGAGGTGACACAATGATCGAAATCAACATCGGCGCGCTCGTCGTCCTTATGGGGATCCCGACGGCCGTGACCGGCTTCTGCTTCTGGATGCTCGAGCACAGGATCCAGAAGCGCGAGAAGCAAAAGGAGGCCGAGGAGGCCAAACGACAGAAAGAGGCAGCGGCCCGAGAGCGTGCCCGTGAAGATCTCCAGATCATCACCATTCAGGGCACGTCGGCAGCCATCGCCCTCGGCGAGGCGACGGCCCGGGCCGTGCAGCGCATCCCTGACGCGCATTGTAACGGGGATATGCACGCGGCCCTCGACTACGCTGCCAAAATCAAACACGCGCAGAAGGACTTCCTCACCAGTCAGGGGATCCACGCGATCATCGACTAAGGAGGTGAGCAGCATGGCCGCAAAGAAGCGCCGGCGCAAGCGTAAAAAGAAAATCGAGGCGAGCAAAAAGCTCGCATACTGGGCGGCCAGCGTGGCAACGCTCAGCGCAGCCAGCTCTATGCTGCTCTCTGCCTTCGGGCGCGACCCGGTCGGTGAGCTGACCGGCACCATCTTCACCGCCTGCGTCGGCTATCTAATCACATACGCCGGCAAGAGCCTCGGCGAGAAAATCAGCCGAAACCGCCACGGGCTCGACGCCGACGGCAACCCGCTCCCGGATCCGTCCGGGGACACTCTCAACAATGAGGAGGCAAAAGGATGAACACCATCGACATCACACCCATCGTCAACGCAGCCCTCGCCCTGATCGGCGCCGGCGTCAGCGTTTTCCTGATCCCGTGGCTGAAGAAGCAGACCACCGAGGCACAGCGCAAGGAGCTGACCGCGTGGGTAAAGATCGGCGTCGCTGCCGCTGAGCAGCTCTACGTCGGACAGGGCCGCGGCGAGGAGAAGAAGCGGTACGTCCTCGACTTCCTGAAGCAGAAGGGCTTCAAGGTCGACGAGGAAAGCGTCGTCAACGCGATCGAGGCAATCGTCAAGCAGCTCAACACTGAGGGCCTGACCATCGAATAACGGAGAGGGCGGGCTCCGGCCCGCCCTTTTCTTGCTTGTAAAGGAGGCAAACCCATGAAAAACCAGAACACCGACGTCATCAAGCTGAAGCCCGGCGAGACCGTCACAGACGAGACTCTCGACGAGCTGACCGGCGGGAAAGGAGACGACAATGAGTAACAGCCCTCTGGTGGTCTACACCAAGCTCAGCCCGAACCACTCGGGCAAGCGCACCAAGAAGATCGACACCATCACGATCCACTGTATGGCCGGCAACTGCTCCGTCGAAACCTGCGGCAACCTGTTCGCCAACTCTGCACGGCAGGCGTCCAGCAACTACGGCATCGGCACCGACGGCCGGATCGCCCTGTACGTCGACGAGGCAAACCGCTCGTGGTGCACCTCGTCCAACGCCAACGACCAGCGGGCCGTCACCATCGAAGTCGCCAACAACGGCGGCGCGCCTGACTGGCCTGTCTCTGCGAAGGCATACGCCGCGCTGCTGGATCTCGTGACCGACATCTGCAAGCGCAACGGCATCAAGCGCCTCGTCTGGTCGACCAGCAAAAACGACCGCGTGAACCACCTGAACGGCTGCAACATGACCGTGCACAGGGACTACGCGAATAAGAGCTGCCCGGGCGACTACCTCTACAACCGCCACGGCCAGATCGCCGCCGAAGTCAACAAGCGCCTCGGCGTCAAGGATGCAGGCAGCAGCACCGGCGGCCAGACCTCCGGCAGCACAGAGACCGGCCTGAAGGTCGGCGACGTGGTCAACTTCAAGGGCACGCAGCATTACACCAGCGCAGCGGCCAAGGACGCCAAGACCTGCAAGCCCGGCAAGGCCACCATCACGGCCATCGCGGCCGGCAAGGCGCACCCGTACCACCTGAAGGCAATCAGCGGCGGCGGCTCCACCGTTTACGGCTGGGTAAACGCTGCGGACATCTCGACCGGCAGCACCGGCACGGCAACGAGCTACCGCGTGCGGACGACGGCCGACGTGCTGAACATCCGCAAGGGCCCCGGCACCAACTACGGCGTCGCCGGCCAGATCAAGGGCAAGGGCATCTACACCATCGTCGCCGAAGCCGCAGGCCCCGGCGCGACCAAGTGGGGCAAGCTCAAGAGCGGCGCGGGCTGGATCTCTCTGGACTACGTCACGAAACTCTAAAACCGCATAGAAAAGCAGAAACCCGCCCGGAGATCCCGGGCGGGCTTTTTCTGTTATGTAGGGCTTTACTCCTCGGCGTCAGGATCCGGCGCTTCACCGGCAGCGGCGAGCTCGGCCTCTGTGGGCTGGAACCGCAGCACACGGCCCTCGGAGTCGTAGAAACCACCGAGCAGGATGGTGAAAATATCGACCAACCAGCCGATCCCGCAGGCCCCGGCCGTCAGTAGCCAGATGACGCCCGTGCCGGTTTTACCGACATAGAACCGATGGGCCCCGAAGAAGCCGAGGAAGATGCACAGCAGCAGCGCCACCGTCTTATTTTTCGGGGACGTCGGCCTCTGCGCTGCGGGGATGCTGACCGTGCCCTGCTGCGCGCCGGACTTCCCGCCGGAGCTCGTCGTATATGACAGACCCGTCCCGGGGATCCCGACGGTCGTGTGGCTTTTCCCCGTCGTGCTGACCGTGTGCTTCAGGCCCTTCGGGCCGAAGCTGATGCTCGCGCTCTTTTTGTTCAGGTTTACCCGGACACCCGGGGCCACCTTAAAGCTGCGTCTAAACCTTGTACCCATGCTTTTCCCTCCTATGTGCGCTTTTTAGCGTTTAGTCATCTTTGGCATAATATTACCACGCCAAAACTGGTAAAGTCAATATTGCATAGTCATCTTTAGCATAAAGGGAGGCGAGGGCTGCGAAAATATACAAACCAGACGGCAGGTGCAACATCTCCGGGGAGAGAGTCAGGGAGGAGCGGCTGCGGGCAAACCTGTCACAGGAACAGCTCGCCTACAAGCTCCAGATCATCGGGCTGGACGTCACGCAGAAGGTCATCAGCAGGATCGAGAACGGCAGCCGAGTCGTCGCTGACTACGAGCTGGACTATCTGGCGACCGCTCTCGGCACCACCATCAACCACCTGCTCGGGAAAGAATGAGAAAACCGCACGGCAGCGACGCCGTGCGGCTTTTTTTTGTGGAAAAACGCGGGAAAATGTTGAAAATCTGCCGAATTATGCTTGACATTATAGAGCAAATGCTCTATAATATAATCACAGGCAAGGGATAGCCGAGTACAGAAAGAAAGGAGAACAAAACCGCGGAAAGGAGGCAAAGCCGTGGATGCTGAGCAGATGAAAAAACTGCTCGAGCTGCTGGAACAGGCTCTAAAGTGTGAACAGGTTGCCACCATTACGATCACAATAAAGCCGAACCAAAAGCCCAAGCAGTAAGGTCGAAGGACGGCGGGAAAAATCCCGCCCGCCGTTCCTTTTCATTATAACCACGAAACCACGGCAAAGTCAAGCGGGAGGAACAACATGGACATCTCGATCAAAGTGACCTACAAAAGCGAGGGGCTGCAAAAGCTCCGCAAGGCTGCCGGCCTGTCTCAGTCTCAGCTCGCCGATCTGGCCGGGATCAAGGTGCAGGTGCTCCAGCAGTACGAGCGCGGCGCCCGGGACATCAACGGCGCGAAGCTGCCGACGCTGCTGAAGATCTGCAACGCGCTGGAGTGCAGGCTGGCTGACATCATCACAGACGAGGAGACGCTCGAGCTCCTGAAAAAGTACGAGGAACACTGACACACAGAAGGGGCGGCCGGCGGGCCGCCCCTTTTCTTTTATCACGGAGGGGAACACAATGGGACAGCACTGGAGCCATCTGACGCCGACCAAGCGCATCCAGCTCGACGCCTTCATCCGCGCAGGAATGAAGCCGACGGACATCGCCAAGGAGCTCGGCGTCCATCACACGACCATCTACCGGGAGCTGAAGCGGTGCACCTATGAGCACCTCAACAGCGACTACACCACCGAGACCAGATACAACCCCGAAGGCGCACAGGCCCGCTATGAGGCCAACCTCCGCGCCAAGGGGCCGGAGCTGAAGATCGGCAACGACTACGAGCTGGCCGACTACCTGATCGCCAAGATCCGCGACGAGAAGTACAGCCCGGAGGCCGCGATCGGTGAGGCCGAGGTCAAGGGCTGGCCCTTCAAGACCCACATCTGCGCGAGCACCGCCTACAACTACATCCGCGGCGAGATCTTCGGCGACGAGCTGACCGTCTCCATGCTGCCGCAGCACGGCAAGCGCCACCAGCCGGAGCGCCCGGCCGGATCCATGCCCCGCAAGCCCGCCGGCCGGAGTATCGAGGATCGCCCTGAGCACATCAACGACCGCAGCACCTTCGGTCACTGGGAGATGGACAGCGTCGAGAGCTGCCAAGGCGTCAGCAACACCTACATCGTGATGACCGAGCGCAAGACCCGCCGCGAGATCATCATCCCCTCGCCGGATAAGACGAGCGCCAGCGTCGTCGCTGCCCTCGACACCCTCGAGAAGAAAGTCGGCTCCAAAGTGTTCCCGCTGATCTTCCAGTCGATCACCTGCGACAATGGCTGCGAGTTTGCCGACGCCGCCGGGATCGAGCGCAGCATCACCGGCCGAGGCCCTCGCACCGAGGTCTACTACTGCCACCCGTACCGGCCGAGCGAGCGCGGATCCAATGAGAACCAGAACGGCCTCATACGTCGGCACCTGCCGAAGGGCACCGACCTGAGCACGATCTCCTACGAGGAGACCAAGCGGATCGAGGACTGGCTGAACAACTACCCCCGCAAAATGTTCGGTTATCTGTGCTCCGAGCAGCTTTTCCGGGAAGAAATCGCCCTCATTCTGGCCTCATAAAAAATATTTTTGCTTTTTTGTGCATTTACTCTTGACAAATGGCTTGCTGTCCATTATCATTAAACGCACAGAGACTCAACTGAGTCGGCTGTGCGTTTTTTCTTTACTACAACCCCATAGGACGGAGGTGAGACTGACGGGAAAGTACCGCTACCTGACCTTCGAGGACAGGAAGAAGATCGAGGCGTGGCATCTGCTCGGAGATCGGCCGGTCGACATCGCGGCCCGCCTGAGCGTCCACCACACCACGATCTACAAGGAGCTCCAGCGAGGCGCGACCGGCGCGCTGGACGCCAACCAGCGCGAAGGGTACAGCGCAGAGCTCGCCGAGAGGCGGCTGCGTGAGAGCTTCAAGCGCAGAGGTAAACGAGCACCGGCCGCACAGTAGCCAAGAACACCCGGCAGCGCCGGGCCGAAGAAAGGAGAGCCCAACATGAAAACGATCACACGACCCCGACGCTGAAAATGGACGAGCTGCGCACCCCCCTCCGCGCTGCTCTCTGAAGCGATCCGGCGGTCGTGTTTCTGCTTTTCAGGGACTCGACACCACCAAGATCCCCGGCTCCGGCCGGGCCAAGACGAAAGGAGACCACCATGACACAGAAAGAGCTCGAGCAGAAGGTCATCGACGCCGAGGGCCGCGTGGCGAAGCGCGAGGCCGTACTCAAGAAGCACAACAGCCAGCTCGCCAAAATGATTGAAAAAGGCGCCGACCGCTTCGACATCAGCATCAAGCGCGAGGACATCAAGAGCGCGACCTCCAAGCTGGCCGAGGCCCGCGAGACCCTCGCAAACTGGCAGGATAAGCTCAACACCCGGATCACCCGCGACGCCTACCTCGAGGCAAACACCCCGGAGATCCTGAAGGACTTCCTCGAAAACTGGAAACAGCACGCGATCGGATACTACCGAGAGAAGCGGATCCGCTTCATCGAGTACCGAGATGACCTGAAGGCCAAGGAACGGGCCGCCCGGCTGGAGGCGCTTCAGACGCTCCCCTCTCTCGAGAAGTACCGCGAGCTCTACAAGGGCCGCGAGCTGACCGACTACGACCTCGCAAACCTCTGGCCGCGCCGCGACGTCGACGCCTTCCTGAGTGAGCGCGGGCTGGAATATCGCCAGATCCAGAAGAAGCTCCGCGAAGCGGGCGACCAGATCACGCTCAAGCTGCTGGAGATCCACAACGAGGACGAGCGCGAGGCATGGCTCGAAAAGACGATGGAAGAAGAAAAGCGGGCCAAGCTGCTCGACCTGATCGGCCGCATTATGAGCACGGTCGGAACCATCACCGACGCCGCGGCGCTCTACATAGGCCCCGAGGGCGACATCAACGGCATCATCGTCGGCACGGAGGGCAAGGCAAAGATCCAGACCATCGGAGCCGGCGGCTATAACATCCAGTGTTTCCACTTCAGGACGCTGATCCACGAGATAAAGTGAGGTGACGAGCATGAACACCAAAGCCATCCGGCAGCTCGCCGACGTCACGCTGGACAAGTACCGCAGCTCGATCCCTCGCAAAGCCTTCGAGGAGTTTGTGAAGGACATCATCACCGGCGAGAACCGCGCGACCGCCTTCAGATACGAGGCGAGCCCCATCTGCCGGGCCTCGTTCCCGTCCACGCTGGACGAGGACGGAACCCGCTGCACCGTGGAGGTCACGGTCTACCGGCTGAACGCCGTGGCCGCCACAGCCTTCCTACTGGACGGGCCCGAGACGCTGCTGCGGCACATCGGGCTCGACGAGCGGGACACATACACCACCAAGCACGAGATCGACGACCTCGTCACCGTCGTGCACATCACCAGAGAGGAGGCGCCAGCATGGCAGCACTGAGAGACATCGCCCGAGACTTCGCCGCGGAGATCCGCGACGGCATCGGCTGGACAATCGTGTATCGCACCGGCCGCTCGTGGAACGCCCTGACGATCTGGAGCGACATCTGGAACGGCGAGTGGGAGACCGACGACCTCAACGACGCCATCGGGATCCTGAAGGCAGACCCGGACGCCGTCATCGTCAACGGCTACTACTGCGGCCACTTCGGTGAGGGCATGACCATCGACGAGATCGCCGCCGGGATCCGCTGGCACTACGAAGGCGGCCACAACCGCCTCGCGGACTATTGCGAAGTCACGCAAGGCCGGGACGCCCTCGAGGAGGGCCGCAAGGCTGCCGAAGCTGCCGGCCTCCCGTTCTGCGAGCGTCTGACCGACGGCGGCGATGACGAGCTGAGCCACTACGTCTACGACGGCAGCATGGCGCTCGCCGATCGTGAGAAGATGCAGCAGGCCCGCGAAGCCTTCGAGAAGCTGGCCGACGCTCTGCGGGAAATCGCCGCCAAGCTGGCCGAGGCCCTGAAGCCGGTCATCAACGCCGTGCTCTCTGCCCTCAAAAAGCTCTGGAAGGTATCGGCCAAGGCCATCGGAGTGCCGCCGAAGTGGCTGCACCTCGCAGCTCACGCAAAGAAAGCCAGAACCCGGAAGAAGTACCGCAACCGCATCCGGCGCTATGTTTTCGAGGCTCTGGCTGCGGAAGGAGGTGGAGGCCCATGACAGCCAAGTGCGTCGGCTGTGGGCTCGACTGGAACGTCAGCATCTACCAGAAGATCCCCCGCACCGGCTACATCTGCCCGCACTGTGAGAGCCGGCTCCGCGCCGGCGAGACCCTGCCGAACATTCAGGCCAGCCAGAAGGCTCGGCCGCAGAGAACGAAAGGAGCAACCCCATGAAAAAGATCGCACTCAAGAACGCCACCCGCGGCACGGCCTTCGACTATGCCGGCCAGAGCTGGATCCTGCTGGAGAATGATGACGGCCGCGCCCTTTGCCTGAGCAAGGACATCATCGAGACCCGAGCCTTTGACGAGGGCAACTGCAACAACTTCGCCGTCGCCAGCAGCAAGGAATACCTCAACGGCGCCTACCTCGACAACCTGCTCGAGGACGTGAACGGCCCCAACGCCTTCCTGACCACGGAGCTCGACCTGACCACCGACGACGGCCTGAAGGACTACGGCACCTGCACCGTCACCATCTTCCTGCTGACGGTCGACCAGTACCGGCGCAACCGCGACGTCATCCCGAACGCAGACGACTGGTGGTGGCTGTCCACCGCCTTCAGCACGAAGTCTAACGGCTACGAGTCACTCGCCCGCCTCGTCGGCGCCGATGGCGCTCTGGGCTGGGACTACGCCTACTACGGCAGCGGCGGCCTGCGCCCCGCTTGTTATCTGGACTCCGATCTCCTGATCTCCGTCGAGGACGACGAAGCCACCGACGACGTCACGCCGGAGCACGCTGGCGAGATCATCGCGGCGCTGGCCGAGCAGTTCGGCGGCACCTTCGCCACCGAGGATCAACTGACCACGGCCCTCTCGTTTATGCTCGGCACCCTGAGAGCCACCCGTGAGAAGGAGGCCGCCCATGAATAAGCAGACCGGCCTCGAGTTTATGAGAACGGCATCAGCGGAGGAGATCGCCAAAGTAATCAGCGAGGGACACCCGCCCGTCGGATCCGTCCACTGTGACTGTACCCCTTGCGTGAGGTGCTGGCTGGAGTGGCTGCTCACCGGCACGGCAGCGCCTTGCAAATGCGGAAAGGAGGCCCGGCATGAGTAACCTCTCCACCCTGCTCGACCGCTACAAGGCCCTCGTCGTGTTTGATACCGAGACCAGCGGCCTCGACTTTGACAACGACCAGATCATCGAGCTCGCCGCCCTGCGCGTGGAGCGCACGGCCACAGGCGGCCTACGGATCGCCGGCAAGATGGACACCTTCATCAAGCTGCCCGAGGGCGAGACCCTCCCGGAGAACATCGTCAGCCTGACCGGCATCACCGACGAGCGGCTCCAGACCGAGGGCGTGCAGCCGGTCAAGGCAGCCGGCCAGATCGCCAAGCTCATGCAGAACGGCCCGACCCTGATGATCGCCCACAATGCACAGTTTGACGCCTGTTTTCTCCGTGGCCTGCTCCGCGGCCAGAAGGTCGGCCGGATCGACTGGCTGGACAGCCTGACGGTCTACAAAGACCGCAGGGCCTACCCGCACAAGCTCGCCAACGCGATCATCGCCTACGACCTCACCGGCAAGGTGCAGAACAGCCATCGTGCCATCGACGACGTGCTGGCCCTGTTCGAGGTGCTGAAGGCGATGGACGACGAGCGCGAGGATCTCGGCAGCTACGTCAACCTGTTCGGCTACAACCCCAAGTACGGCGTCAGCGGCCGCCGGATCGTGGGCGTCAGATATGAGCCGCAGAGCTTCAGCAAGGGCCTGACTCGCCCGGAGCAGACGCTCCCGGCCCGCGTGGCGCGGAGGTGACAGCATGAGCCCGGAGATCACGATCACGAGCGAGGAGCTGCGCGAGCGCGTCGAGGATCGCCTCGACCGCTGGATCCCTGACGACGTCTGGAACCGTGCCGAGCCCTACGCCCGCCACAAAAACGAAGTAAACCGGCAGCGGCACCCCGAGATCGACTACTACGACAACGACTACCTTGTGCTGCTGACCGCTGACACCGTCCGAGAGACCGAGTTCAGCGACCTCACTCACGCCCTCTGTGATCTGACCGTCGCACGGGCTCAGTGAAAGGAGAAACCAATGGAAACCACAAAAGAAAGGGCCGCCCGTTGCGACCGGGCGACCCATGCGAGAAGATCCAGCAGCCTGCCAGCATACGGATCCCGCACCGCAAGTATAACACGCCGGCGCCGCCGTGCCAAGAGGAAAGCCCTGAGAGCTGCCACGCTGGCCGCTGCCGTCCTTCTGCTGGGCGGCATCTCTGTGGCAATCTTCACCACCCCGACCGGCAGCAAGCAGGAGACCAACATCCTGCCGCCGACCACCACCGTCGGCACATACATCCCGGACACCCCCGCACCGGCCGCTGAGACCGTGGAGCCGACCGAGCCCGCCGTGCGCTACCCTCTGACCGACGCCGAGCGCGACGTCGTCGAGCGCGTGGTCATGGCCGAGGCCGGCGGGGAGTCCTTCGAGGGCCAGATGCTCGTCGCTCAGTGCATCCTCAATGCAGCCGAGAAGCGCGGCGTCGACCCCTCTGAGGCCGTCGTCCTTTACAGCTACACCAAGAGCCGGCCGGATCCCACACAGCGCGTCAAGGACGCCGTCGCGGCCGTGTTCGACCGAGGCGAGACCGTCGTGGACGAGCCGATCCTCTACTTCTACAACCCCGCCCTCGTGACCAGCGACTTCCACGAGAGTCAGATCTTCGTCATCGAGGAAGGCGGGCACCGTTTCTTTGCAGAAAGGAGTACCAGATGAAACACCTCACCGAAATGAAGCCGGGCGAGACCCTGCACCTCCGCAGCGGCCGCGACCTCGAGCTCGAGAGCGTCACCCCTGTCACCTGCGGCGTGATGCTCACCTTCAACGTCACCGAAAGAAAGGAGCACAACAATGAGCGATAAGACCACCGCGGCCCTCGCTGCCGAGCAGGCAGACACAGAGGCCACCACCACGCAGGAGGCCGAGCTGCTGCCTGCTGCCACGCTGGACGAGCTGGAGCAGGTCGACCTCGGCACCGTCGCAGAGGGCGAGCGCGCCCCGTTCCGCATCACCGACGACCGCTGTGCCGACTGGGCCATCCGCAAGATCGCCGACGAGCGCAGCGAGTACGACCGTCTGAAGGCTCTGGCCGACGAGCAGATCGCGGCCATCAATGAGAAAGTAGCCGCCGCCCGCAAGCGCATGGAGAACGGCACCTCGTACCTCACGAGCTGTCTGGCCGACTTCTTCGCCACCGTCCCCCACAAGGAGACCAAGACGACGGAGAAGTACCGCCTCCTCTCCGGCACACTGACATTCAAGAAGGGCACCACCAAGACCAAGCTCGACGAGACCAAGCTGGTGCCGTGGCTCAAGGCCAACGGCTACGGCGAGCTCGTAAAGGTCGAGGAGTCGACACGCTGGGCCGATCTGAAGAAGCTGCTCAGCTACACCGGCGACATCGCAACCCTGACCGAGACCGGCGAGATCGTGGAGGGCGTCACCGTCTACGAGACCCCGGGCATCTTCACGGTCGACGTGTAAGGAGGCACCGATATGGCAGAAACCAAGAAAACCGAGGCGGCCGCTGCTGCGGCCCCTCCTGAAGCCGCCTGCCTGACGCTCCGGCAGAAGCTCGTCGAAATGCGGAAAGCCTGCCCGGAGATCGTCAAGAAGCAGCACAGCGACGGCGTCAGCTACAAGTACGCCAAGATCTACGACGTGTGGGAGAAGATCACCCCCATAATGAACGAGCTCGGCGTCGACTTCGACGTCATCAGCGAGCAGGCCACGCGCCACGCCGAGAACGGCGACCCGGTCTACTGGATCACCATGCAGACCAAGACCCGCAACGGCGACAAGCTCATGTTCCTCTACGAGGCCGACCTGACGATCCGCTGGCTGAACCTCGACAACGACGACGAGACCATCGAGGCCACCGTCCACGCCGTCGGCTGGAACGATGACCCCGCCAAGGCCAAGGGCGCGGCCCACACCTACGCCCTGAAATACTACCTTTTCGAGAAGTTCACCGTCGACCAAGGCGAGGACGACCCCGACAACAGTGACTTCGGCGCGCAGGGCAAAGGATCCGGCGCTGGAGGCCGCCAGCAGGCCACACAGGGCCGTCAGGGGCAGGGCTCCGGCCGTCTGAGCGACGCGCAGCTCGCGCGCCTCTACAAGAAGGCAGAGGCCGCAGGAATGACCAAGGAGCGCACCAACGCCCGGATCGTGGAGAAGTACAAAAAGCAGGATCCGGCCACCCTGACCCGCCAAGAGTACGACGAGATCTGCACGTCCCTCGACAATGCGGCCGCACAGCATAACCAGCAAGGAGGAAACGCCTAATGTATAACCACACCGGCCTCCAAGGCCGTCTAACCGCCGACCCTGAGCTCAGGTACACGCAGCAGGGCACGGCGATCACCAGCTTCACCCTCGCCAGCGACACCGGCCGCAAGACCAAGGACGGCAAGAAGATCACCAACTTCATCGAGTGCGTCGCATGGCGCGCACAGGCAGAGTTCGTCTGCAAGTACCTGAGCAAGGGCCGCCTCGTCCTCGTCGAGGGCGAGCTCACGAGCCGCAGCTACGAGGACAAGGACGGAAACCGCCGCAAAGCCGTCGAGATCACGGTCGACTCCGTCCACTTCTGCGACAGCAAGAAGGACGGCGGCCAGAGCTCTGGCAGCGACTTCGCCGATCCGGGCTATTCTGAGGGCTCCGGCGACTTCACGGAGATCGAGGACAATGGCGACCTTCCGTTTTAACCTGACCGCCGGACGACCGGCAGACGACCAAAAGCAGGCCACAAACAAACGACCACAGAAAGGAGGTGACGACCGTGGCATGGCTGCAAGTGCATCAGACACTCAAGGATCACCGCAAACTGTTCGACGCTGCTGACCAGCTCGAAGTCGAGCCGCCGCACATGATGGGGCTGCTCGTCTCGTTCTGGCTGTGGGCCCTCGACAACGCCCCGACCGGCAGCCTCGTCGACATCACGCCGCGCATGATCTCGCGGGCCGCTCAGTGGGACGGAGACCCCGAAAAGCTGGCGAAAACGCTGATCCGGGCGGGCTGGATCGACGAAAAAGAGGACGGGACGCTCGAGATCCACGACTGGTACGAGTACGCCGGCAAGCTGATCGACCAGCGGCAAGCCGAGAAAGAGCGCTCCCGCAGTCGCCGGGCCGCTGCTGCGGCGTCTGCCGACGCCTCGCCGGACGACCAAACGCCGACCGCCGGACGACCGGCAAACAGCCGCAAGAAAGCCGGAGGCAGAGTAGACCAGAGTAGAGAAGATAAGACAAGAGAAGGTAATACACCCCCTTCCCCCTCTGACGAGGGGAGTGACGGCGGCACGAAGTCGCTCGTCGAGGCCAGATTTCTCGAGTTCTGGAAAGCCTACCCGAAAAAGACCGGCAAACAGTACGCTCTGAAGGCGTGGAACAAGATCAAGCCCACCGCTGAGCTCCACGAGAGGATCATGCAGGCGGTCGACGCTCAGAAGCGGAGCGACCAGTGGCGCCGGGAGAACGGGCGCTACATACCGAACCCGAGCACATGGCTCAACGGCGGCTACTGGGATAACGAGGAGGTGAACGAAGGTGCAGAAAATCAGCGAGATCCTGAACAGCCCGACAGCTCCGGCCGAGACTGGGGCAAGGGCTTCAAGCCGGCCGACGACGAGTGACGCCGGTAACTGGATCTGGAGCAACGACGAGCGCCTCGCCGGCCGTCCCGGAGTCCCTGAGCCCGTCCCCTGCGAGTTCTGCGGCGCCCTGCGCTACCACAAGGGCATCCCGCTCGGCAACCGCATCCTCTGGCCTCCCTACGGAGCCGAGCGATGCACCTGCCCCGAGGCCGTGGCTGCCTATGAGAAGGCGAAGGCAGAGCGCGAAGCTGCTGAGGCCGCAGCCGCCAAGGCTGAGGAGGAGAAGAAAATGCGGGATCGCATCAAGCGTATCGTCGGCGAGTCAGGCATGGGCGACCGTTTCCTGCGGCGCACCTTCTCGACCTTCCAGCTCACCGACGACAACAAGCGAGCAGCGGCAGCCGCCCGGCGCTATGCCGAAGGCTTCGACGCCATGCTGCCGCAGCCCGGCCGTCAGGAACCCGGCCGCAACGGCCTGTTTATCGCGGGCCCGCCGGGCACCGGCAAGACCCACCTCGCCGCTGCCATCGCCAACCACCTGATCGCGCAAGGCAAGCCGGTCATCTGCATGACGATGATCGACCTGCTGGAGCGCATCAAGCGCACCTACTCCGCGACCGGCGGCAGCGAGAGTGACGTCCTGAAGATCTACAAGACCGTCCCGCTCCTCGTGATCGACGACATCGGCAAGGAGCCGCCGACCGAGTGGGCGATCTCCACGGTCTACAACATCATCAATGGCCGCTATGAGGCGTACCTGCCGACCATAGTGACCACCAACTACGACACCGAGGCCCTGATCGACCGCATGACGCCGCGGGAAAGCCACGACAGCATGACGGCCCGGGCCACCATCGACCGGCTCATGGAAATGTGCAGGGGCATCACCCTCACCGGCAAGAGCTGGCGCTCACGATAGGAGGAACAACATGAAAAAGGTTTACATCTGCTCCCCGTGCCGCGGGGACTACGAGAACAACATCCAGCGCGCCAAGGAGTACAGCCGCGCGGCTGTGGAGAAGGGCGTCATCCCCGTCACCCCGCACATCTATCTCACGCAGTTCATGGACGACAACGTCCCCGAGGAGCGTGAGCTGGCCCTGAAGATCGGCAGCGAGCTGGTGCTCGGCTGCTCCGAGCTGTGGGCCTTCGGCATTGACCACCCTTCGGCCGGTATGGCCGCGGAGATCGAGCTCGCCAAGTCGCACGGCATCCCCGTCCGCAACGGCTTCGAGGCCATCAGCGAGCTGAAGCCTGACGAGGAGCTGGAAAACAGCGAGGAGGACAAGCCGGACATCGGCAGCGTCACGTTGCACCTGCCCGCCTTCAGGGCGATGGCCGTCTGCAACCAGCACCTCGACCACGGCCCCATCAGCATCGAGCTGGATGGCAGCGTCATCCTCGAGCTCGCCGACCGCCTGATCTCTGATCCGGGCGTCCACATCGAGATCGGAGGCTGAACGCCGTGACGAAGTACGACCCGAGAAAGAACGCGGAGGGCTATAACGACCCGACGCCCTACGCAGCCGAAAAACACATGATGGCGCAGATCCGCGGCAAGCAGGCCAGAGTCGCCGGCGGCTACTTCGAGAATATCATCTCGGCCTCGTGCGACTACTACCTCGGCCGCGGCCTCGCAAAGATCGAAAAGACGCCGGAGCCCATGAAGCCCCTCGACGCCAAGAACCGCAAGGGCCAGTTCCTCGCCTGCTATACCAAGCAGGCCCAGCCGGACTATGGCGGCACCCTGAAGGGCGGCCGGAGCATCTACTTCGAGGCCAAGCACACCGACGACGAGCGCATCGAGCAGCGCCGGCTCACTCAAGAGCAGCAGGACGACCTCGAGGCCCATCACAAGCTCGGCGCCATCGCCTTCGTGCTCGTCTCCGTGAGCCTGACGGACTTCTACCGCGTGCCGTGGCCCGTCTGGCGCGATATGGCCGAGATCTACGGCCGCAAGTACATGACGCACGCAGAGCTCTCCCGCTACGAAGTACCGGCGACGGCCGGCTTCATCAAGTTCCTGCACGGCATCGAGTCGGAAACGCTCGGAAAGGAGGACACCCATGATCCCACTCCCTGACAAGAAGTACAGCATCATCTACGCCGATCCTCCGTGGAGCTATCAGAACCGCGGCACCAGAGCGGCAGCCTCCAAGCACTACGACACCATGACCATCGAGGACATCAAGCACATGGGCGTCGGAGCTGCGGGGGGGGGTATTGCTAACGAGGATTGCGTGCTTTTCATGTGGGCGACCTTCCCCATGCTCCGCGAGGCCCTCGACGTGATCGAGGCGTGGGGCTTCAGCTACAAGACCGTCGCCTTCAACTGGGTAAAGCAGAACAGAAACGGCACCGGCATCTTCATGGGGCTCGGAAACTGGACGCGCAGCAACTCAGAGATCTGCCTGCTGGCGACCAAGGGCAAGCCGAAGCGCATCAGCGGCAGCGTCCGCAGCATCGTCCTCTCCCCGCTCCAGCAGCACAGCAGAAAGCCGGCCGAAATCCGCGACAGGATCGTCGAGCTGATGGGAGACCTACCCCGCATCGAGCTTTTTGCCAGAGAAGCCGCCCCGGGATGGGACGTGTGGGGCAACGAAGCGCCGACGCCTGAAGTCAAGGACGCGCCAGTCGACAGCGTCGAGCTGGCCGGAAAGGAGGAAACACATGAACCAGACAACCAAAGAGACCCGGCGCCGCAGCTATGACGCCGTACTCCCCAAGCGGGCCGCCCGCTGCCGCCTGATCCTCGAGACCCTCGGCAACCGTGAGCTCACGGCCAGCGAGATCACTGAGGAGCTCGTCGCAGCCGGCCGGATCCCGTACTTCAACCGCAACTACGTCGCCCCGCGGCTCACAGAGCTGAAGGAGATCGGGATCCTCACGACGGTCGGCCGCCGTAAGGCCACCCGCTCGGACGCCACCGAGGCCGTGTGGGCCAGAGCGGAGCCTTCAGGCCCAACGGGCCAGACGGCCGCAGCCTACGCAGACAACCCGACCGAGGCCGAGCAGATGACGCTCGGATCGGCCACCT